GAACAATAATTTGAATTTCACTCATTTTTTTAAACTTTGTAGGTACTTAATTGTTTCTTCTTTATTTTCAAGCAACTTCTGCTTTGAAGAACCTACCCAACGTTCAACATCACCGGCTTCAGTGACATATGAGGTGTTGGATTCATTAATTTCCTCGTCAATCCAAATATTAAAATCATTTATGATGCCATCAATATCCGAATTGATAATGTGTTTTTCATAATCGTTCCATAAACCTTTAATTCGTAATTCTGTTTCAAAGTCTACTTGACAATCGAAACATCTTTTATATTGAAGATAAAATAGTTTATCATTCTGCTTTTTCATGATATTACTACAACAAGGACAAAAAAGCGGCAAATGAATTGATTCCTTTGCTTTATCTAATTTAGTAATATTTTGTTTAATTCCATTTTTGATAGTCCATGAACGACCATCAGCTTCCCAGACATCTCCTTCTTCGTAAAACTCTTGTTGTTTAGTATAACCGGTTCCGACAGACGTTTTCTCCCCGTATTTACCTGTCATTAGGTTACGGAGGCGTTGTACGTCCTTTTGTTGGAACTCTTTTTTTAAAACATTATCCGACATATTATTTTTTTAAGTTGTATGTAACTCCTGCATTGTTGAATACAGTTGTAAATACTTTTTCTATATAATCTTTAGTTATTTTTGGAGTTGAAGTTGCATGAATTTCATTTCCTACTTGTTTCCAATTTGTTATTTTACTTAACAATACTGGGGTAAGTCTGTTAAAATCAGAGTCTGTGGTAAGTAAATTAGTAATAAAGGCTGAAGTGTTAGATGCTGATTTTTCTGGGTATCCACCTTTAGCGCGTTGGGTTGGGGTGCCGTAGTGGGCTGTAAGTTTATCCATAATGGATTTATTTACATGAAGTAAACTACTAAGGTATATCCCGTAATTAGCAGGATTGTTTAGAGCATTTACTAAATCTTGTATAGTAGAATCCCCTTGAGGGGTAACTATTATATCTTTAGTAATTCGAAGACGAGTAGATACGGGTTCATCCCCCATACCATTTTCCATTAAATACGCTAAACTGTATCTGCTCATAAATAAAGGTTGGTTTTTTATAAATATACGAAAAAAAGGTACCCCTTACAACGAATTTTCCCAGCTTCTAAAGTACATATTTCCTTTACTATAAGCTTCTAATTCTAATTCTTTTAAATATTCATCCTCATTTATGTTGTGTCCATCAATCCCTTGAATTTTACCTTCAAGATTTTGTTTATGATGAATCATTTCATGAGCATATGAACGTAATATATCTTTTGGATGCCTACCACAAGTATATAAAACAATACATTTAGTATTTGGATCATAATGTGCAGTACGTCCTAATATATCACTAGCATTTTCTTTATCATCCTCTATAAATGTAACATCAGGAAGTGGGTCTAAATCTAAACCGTTATCCATCATAAACATTGTAAGAGATACTAATTTATCTCTAAATTCTTTATTGTGTTCTAATCCTTTTTTAGTGATATTAGACACTACAATTTTATCTTTATGCTTATTAACTTTAAAATCAGATGGTACTACATTTTTGATATGATCCTTATAGTAATCAACTCTATTAGAATCAGATGAAATGTTTAAATCTATATCCTGGTTTTGTAGTGGTTCAAAAAAATCATTAGAAGAAGGTTGTTGGGGGGTATTATCATGTTCACATTTGTGGCACACATATAAGTCACTTCCTCCATCTTTAATTTTCCAAGTCCAACCACATTCATCACAAACAATAGAATCACCTTGAATTTCTTCATCAACAAATGAAGTTATTTCGTCACCTTCATACACATATAATTCTTCAGTTGAAGGTTTAACTTTAGATAAATCTAGTTTTTCTAAAATTGGACGAATTAAATCAATAGACTTTTTAGAGTATTTTTCTTCAAAATATTGTATCACATCAGATTTTTGAGGCATAGCATACGTTTAGCTATAAATATTAAATGTCTTCCCGTTTTGCTGTTGTTCTAAATGATTCAAATGAAGGAGATGATGTTGGATTTTCTAAATCAAATAACGTACGTACTGTTCTAAAAATATTTAAATTTTCTTCTTGTGTACGTTCTGATTCTACTACTTCCCAGCCCTTGCCTTGCATTTTATCTTTTTTAGGCCCACGCTTAGATGATTTTAGCCATAATATTCCTTGGCGTTGAGCATCCTTCCCATAACATTCTTTATAACACTGTGTATAAACTGCAGTTTGCAGTTCATATGTTGGTTGAATATGATTAGAAGTTTTAACATCTAATACCCACAATTCATCATTAATTTCACAAATTAAATCACAAGTACCTGCTACTTTTAATTCATCTGAAAATAAGTGTACTTCAGTTTCAATAAGTTTAGGTTTATGGGTTTCCCAAAATTCTACAAAATGTAAAAACATCTGCCACACATCTGGGTTATGTTGTGGGTAGCCATTTTTGTCTAGGAATTTTAATTCAGCTCCGTTTAAGTATTCTTCCACCATTTCATGGACTTGAGTGCCTTCTTCAGCTGCTTTTTTAACAATATATTCTGAGGCGTAACCTACTTTTTTAAGCCAATCCTCAAAATGTCTGCCTTTAGGATAGTATCCTAAGACATACGTTACAGAGGGATAATAATTACCGTTTCGCCTATAAAATCGTGAGTCAGGTAATGTAATTTGTTTATGATCGTCAGATATTTCTAAAATACGATTATAAGAATGTTTAATTGTACTCATACTAATTCTAATTTTTTCTCAAATAAGTTTGAGAAGGTTAATGGTTGAGTGGTTTGAATTAACTTAGTAAAGTTTTCAAAACCCATTTCACTTGGATCTTTATCTTGTAACTCTACTAAATATACTTCTTTACCCTCGTTTAATAATTCTTCGCAGAATGATAAAGCTTGCTTAATTGCGTCTTTATCTAATGCTATATATATTTTTTGTACCTGTGAGGTAACTAGTTTTTTCTTTAATTTGTCCTGGATGTTTTTACCTAGCAGAGGTATTACATTGCGTTTAATAGCCATCATATCAAATGGGCCTTCACATAAAATGATAGGTACATTCCAATTTATAAAAAATTCAAATGGAACAATGTTTCTTGATACATTTGGATTCTTATATTTTGATCTAGAAAATTCTTCAAATCCTCTAGAAGTAAAATAATTTAAATTACCTTTTTCATCATATGAAGGTATAACAATCATATTACTGTACGGGCCATGTTCACAATAACCAATTTGGTACTTAAGTATATCATACTTAGTGATACCACGGCGTTTTAGGTAAGCTAACGCGCGTCTACCAATGAGATTATTAGATGTCACATCAGTTAGCGGAATAAATTCTTCAGGCAATTTAACGCGCTCTAAATCGGCTTCTGTGTGTTCGGATTTAGAAGTACCTACTAAAGAATATAGTGATTGAAGTTTATCAGGTGTGACTTCTAAATGTTTAAATAAACGAGTTAATTTTCTACCTTTAGTGTTACATACCCAACAATGCCAAGGATTGTCACCTTTAGCATTTGTATCCATATTAACCTCAAGTTTAGGTTTATGGTGTTTACAAAATGGACAATGATATGCTCTGTTGTTTTTAGAGGTATTTTTACCTGCCCCCAAGACAGAATCCACCAATGTTACTAACAGTTGATTTACCATATTGTGGAATATATGAAAGAAACTTAGGAAACAAAATCTCTTTTAAAAAACTTACCTAATATGTTATCATTGTAGCTATCTACAAGCAAGACATTATATTGGCATTGGTAGTGTAATTCCCAATAAGTTAATTCTTTTTTGGTGTTGACTATTTTAATGATGTCTCTTTGGAATGCTAGGTTACCGTTGGATTTTATTTCGGCAAGTATTTCTTTATTAGAACCCCAATATGTAACCCAATCAGATTCTTTTTGTACTTTTTTAGTGGTTGCTTTTCTACCAGGACCAGATTGTTCAGCCAATTCAACTTTAGTTAATTTTTTCTTTATATTGTGATAAAGACTTTTTTTACCGATATAAAACTTACCTGTTACTGTATTAGTAATTCTATAAATGAATCCAAAACTATTTTCTGGGAAGTCTTCTAAAGTAATGAATTCTTTAATTTGAGTGTTTTCATATCGAAACCAGTTATTCATATTTAAAAATTTAGGTTTACTTGGAATAATGCTTCGTTATGGAAATTTTTATTGTATGGTCTAGGAAGTTTAGCAGTTGCTAATAACTCATTGTTATCATTGTACAAGCCAATTGTAGTAATGTATGCTTGTGGGTTTTCATACCACTCAGGATGTATTATAATACCTGAACTACCTGAAATAAAGCTTGGATTAGATGGGTAATTATATTCTAGGTTTCGGGTTCTAATAAAGACTGAATTGAGAGGAGTAGAATCTTCGTTTTTAAGAATAAAGGCTGAAGATGCAAGAGTAGACAAGTTTTGAGAGCTTATAATAATTCCTATATCTGGGAATACATAACCATATTCTCCTGTACCTGTTCCGTAGGTGAATGCTCCTGTTCCTCCTGTTACAGTTCCAAGAACTAATTTATATGCTCTTCCACAATTGAATAATTGAGGAGATTCCATATTACTATTATCAGTATAATTTCCAATTTTTAAACTACCAGGTAATAAAGCACTTTTATATTTGTCTCTAGCAATTGATATAACATTGAAAGTAGGTTGAGATGATCCGTTCCAAGTAAATTCAGCATTGTTATCCCCAAAAACTATATTGCGTAATTTACCATATACAGCTCTTGGAGTACCAGAGCCATTTTTATTAGCAGTTGTTACACTATACTGTACATTAGATCTGTTACCTATAAAAATATTATTAATGCTTGGGTATATAACTTCAGTGCCTAGTCCTGGGGTAGTAGATGTAGGGATAGAGTTAATAAAGTTACCACTAGCATCTCTCCAACATGAAGTTGAAGTAGAAATAACTTCTAAGGTAAAATCTAAGGGATCTATTCTAGTTAAAGCCATAATTTTATCTGTCTAAATTTACAACTATTGTCATATCTGTAGTTCTGCTAGTTGGTATAGGTTGTGATAATTTAGCTACTGCTAATAACTGTTGATCATCATCATATAATCCAACAGATGTTATATAAGGAGAAAATGAAGAACCAGTTACAAAATCCCATGTTTTTCCACTAGTATCTACAGTGGTACTATTCATTGGGCTGGTGTATCCGGTGGTTGAGAATATGGATGGGTTTAATGAATAATTAAATTCACTTTCTCTAAGGGTGCATTTATATTGGGTTTCATAAACAACTTTAGAACTTTGAAAATTTAAGGTTGTGTTAATACCCCACCAACCAAATATAGATTCATCAAATGCTAAAAAAGGAAGAACCGCTATTCCGTGAGCATAATTGATAATACCTACTATTTGTCCGGCGTATGTTCCATTAGCAACTACTAATCCTCCTTCTCCATTATCTTTTACAGTAATTGTTCCTAAAACATCATCTGTAATACCAGCACATGAAAAACTAGTAGGGTTTATGTAATCACCATATAATGTACTGGGGATGGATATTACATATAAACTTGTTGAGTCAGCATTGGGGGCAGATCCAGAGCGAAAAGTTCGAGGTTGATATAAAGTAGTATCTAAAAAATTATCAAATCTACTATGTACATTTAGGGTAGCTCCTCCTTCAATAATATTACCATTCATATCAGTTTGAATGGTTTCCCCTTCAGGATTAGGAACTTGATTTGAATAATATAATTGTTTTATAACATTGTATACCTGTGTAAAATCTACATCTTGGTAATCTGCAACAATAAATCCACCATAATCTATGTTTTGCTCATCATCATAAGGGATGTTTGCTCCAGCATATTTTTTTATACCAACCGCTTCCCATTGAGTGTCCCCAGTAAAAGTAAAACTTTTATGTGTAACTAAAGGTGTTATTATAACATCTTGTGAAGTAAGAGATTTGAAAGCACCCATTCATTTAGAAATCTAATTTAACACGTATTAAAGCTTCTTTGGTAAAATCTTTTTTAAGTGGTTTTGATAATTTTGCTACAGCTAATAATTCATTATTGTCATTATACATTCCTACAGATGTGATATATGTTTGAGGATTTTGGATAAATGCATCATAAAGTATAGCTCCAGTACTACCTGAAATAAAGCTTGGGTTTTCAGAGTAATTAAACTCAGCGTTTCTAGCTCTTACAAATACAAAATCAGATGTTACTGTTTCTTGGCTGAGTATTCCAAAATTGCAGGTTCCAGTATTACTTAAACATTCATTAGCAAAATCAAATGCATTGTCAGTATCAGTGTTTGGAGTTCGAGGTGTTGTAAAACCAGTATATTCTTGTATAGCAGCCGGATTAAATAGTATAACTCCTATATCAGGAAGAAGATAACCAAATGACCCTGAGGTGCCTCCTCGAGCTGCATTAGTAACTCCACTACCATTACTACCTGATACTAGTTCAAATGCTCTACCACAGTCTAGATAAGTAACGGTAGTTACATCTCGGCTATTATCCGTTAATGCAAGGGCTGCATTGTTTTCAAGTCGTATATTTAAACTTCCAGGAAATATAGTTTGTTTATAACGAGTACGAGCTAAAGATACAACATAAAAGTTAGGTTGGATTACTCCTCCAAAATTAAAAGTAGCATTCTCATCACCATAAATTAAATTTCTAAATTGACCATAAATGGTTCGAGAAGGTGAATTACTAGTAACCGAGGCATAATATGGTACTGTTCCGTATCCATCAATATCTCCATATGCTACATTAAATTGAGGAGTAGCTGCTGTAGAAGAAGCAGGGTCAGATTGATATGCACTTACATAGTAATCTCCACTAGGGCCTGATCTCTGGGTTGTAGAGAAGTATATTGTGCTAAGAGAAGCACTATTAGTAGACCAAGCAGGTCCCACAACTGAGTCAGCACTGACTATAAAATCTTCGGGGTCTAGTCTTTTAAATGACATTTATTGTTAATTTTTTAATTAAGAATTTTTGTTAATTTGAACCGGAACTGTAATTCTGGCTCCACTGTCTCTACCTACTACGGTTAAAGTGGTTGATATTTGGTTTACTCCTGTTGGGAATAAAATATTAATTGTAGTAGCGGCTAGATTAATGGTAGTACCAACTACGGTTTTAGACACGTTAGTTCCAAGAGTAGTTGTTGAATTTAACGCATTAGCTTGAGTTGTATTGATACCTACACCATTAAACGAACTCATTAATCTTACATCGGATATAGTTGCGCTATAACCAGAAGATTCACGAGTTTGAGTTCCACCCAAATAATTTAATGTTTGAGGACTAATAGAAAGTGTAGCTCCTTGGTTCAAAGTAATAGTAGTATAACCAAGATCTAAAATAGGTAATTTAGAAGTACCTCTAGGAAGAGTGGTAAGCAAATATTTCATTGCTTGTGTCTCATCAGGAAATGCTTCTAATAAAGGCATACCATCAATTGCTTGACCATAAAATGCAGAACCTTCAGGATGATCAGGGTTATACATTGTATAATCAATTTCATCATCTGCTAAGGCAAATTGTGTAATTCTAAAAGAACCATCATTTTTGGCTAACAATTCTCTACCTTTTCTTGTTAAGATAGCGTCTACTGTAACTATTGAATTATTAAGAAATCCCATTTTTTATATTATTTTTTTATTATAAATATTATGATATTAAATCTTGTTGACTTAATTTTGCTATTGTTCTATCATAACTATCAGTTAATTCTTTGCTAACAAATTTAGGTTGAATTATACCTGTATATGCATTGGAATCTAAGTCAGAATCTACTTTTAAGTTAATATACATGCCATCATTTACTAATCTATAAAGAATAAAATGATCTAACATTGACCCTGTTGGTACAGGAGGGTAAACGGTTAAATATAATGTAGATGATTCTTCTATATTTGTTATAGTATGTACATTGTTAGGGTTATACTCAAATCTAACTTTATCACCAGTTTGAAGTTGGAAAGGAGTATTTGATGGATATGAATATATATTAAATTCATTAGTAGGATCAAGGGTTTCCTTAAATGCAAGACCCGCTATATCAACAACAGATTGTAAGTCTTGTTTAAAGAATGGGGAGTAAACATTATATAAAGCAGCAGATGCTGTTAAAATACTAGTATTATTACTTCCAGTTAAATATTCTCCTATGGTCCAATAAGATGCTGGGACAATGCGAGGACCATTTGTGTATTCTGGGGTTGAACCAAATATGGTTTCTTGTGCTGATATTGCTAGTTTATCTGCAGGGCTATTAAGAGTATATCCTGAAGGGATATTATTAATAGAGAATGCAACTGTAATTTCATCTCCAGCATTAAATTCTTGTAGACCCGTAGAAAGATTAAATGTTTTAGTAACAGATAAAAATCCACTAGTAGAACTAATTGGAAAATTAAAAATTTGAGATTGTCCGGCAGTTCCTACTGATATTGGTTGTCCATTTTTTCGGATAGTTGCAGTTGCATATAAACTACCTGGGTACCCAGCGGGTGCAATTGATTTACGAATAGATAGGGTAAGTCTAAAGGTTAAAGTAATATCAGTCCTATTATTATAATCCCCAGTAGAAGTATCAAAAGTATAAGTAGATGTAGCAGTGTCGTAATCTCCTAGTGGATTTTCAGATGCATTAGAAGCAGATATTAGAAATAGGTGAGTATAAGCGTATGAAGAAGTAGTATATGATGTAACAGGAGCTGTAGCTTTAAAACTATAGTCTGGGGTGGTATTATAGAGTTGGGTATTGTCTGTAGAAACAAAGCTCATAGTAGGAAGAAATGCTCCTTGGGATGAACCAGTTTCAGAAACTAGAATTTTTTCTAATCTCCCTAACCCTGTTATATTATAAGTTCCTGCTAAAGCAGAATCACTAGAATTAACTAAACCCAAAGGATCAGGAGTAATTAATTTAACGGTTGCTTGTTTTCCTACTTCAAAATTATTTACTAAATTGTCTAGTACAATTTGGTCTTTAGCATCCCCAGTTTTAGGTATATATGAATTTCCTTGAGAATCTACTAAATACTTAACAAGAAATGTTGATTCACCTATAATTGTAGGTTTAAGATTATTAACAGCTTGAAAATAAAGAAAATAGGTTTGGTTTTGCTCTGCAGCGGGGAGGGCACCAAACCCACTACCATCTGTGGATAACTCATTAAATTCACCAGTAGCTAAATCTAATATGTCTGGTGGGGTAATACCATCATAAACATTATAGGTAACTGTTGTTCCTGGGAGAGTAAATGAATTATATTTGGAGCCATTATATCTTATATCAGACCAAGTTGCTGAAGCGTAGTTGGAATCTTGAGCAGGAGCCGGGGTACCAGATCCGGACGTGATGTCTAAGAAATTAGTTGGGGTTAAAATTCCTGTGTTGTAACTTGGAGACACGTAAAAATCTGAAGTTCTAATGTCTTCAGAGTTATTTAATATAGCATTAAAATCATTATATTCAAAGCCTACATAGTCAGGATTAAATATGACTGGGCGGCTGGTATTAGTAGCCAGTGCAAAGTAATCTTGTTGTATAGGAGAAGTGAGGGTAAATATATATGTTGTAATTGCAGAATTAGGAGCAAGTCTAGGAGCTTCAGCAATAAAATCAAAAGATTTAAGATCTAAATTTTGATCTTGTGCATATATAGAAAATCCAGTAGCTTGTTTTAGATATGCTTCAGTATCAACAGTATTACTGGAGGGGATTGCAATTTTAGCATATTTAAAACCACTAGATCCTGGGGTTTGGTCATACCAGAGCAATAATTGACCAGGTAATACTCCTTGGGAAAGAAGGAAAGAACCAGCTGAGGGGGAACCAAAAGAGTTAGTGGGAGTATTATATTGTCTAACAGTATATGTTATTAAAGTAGTATTAGGGTATTTAAATCTATTATCCTCTCCTAGTTCCCCATTAGAAGCAACTATACTATTGCTACTAGTAGGGGTATATGGTAACTCACCATTATAAAACTCAGCTTGATCACTGTGTGCTAATTGAGTTATACCTAAAGGAGTTACAACCCTTTCATTCCATGATTGGGTATTATTTACTCTGGGGGTTAAAGAGTTATAGTCATTAAAAGTGCCTCCTGTACTTCCAGTAATAAATCCAGAAGTTATAGAACCACTATGATAATTATTACTGCTAGTAACTTGTGGTTGGACAATTTTACTTCGTTCTAATAAATGTTGTTTAATAACAATACCTGATTTTAAGTTTGTTCTTGCAGGAACAAAGTCTTTAATCATTTTAAATAATGAATTATCAAAGTATTTAATTAAACGAATATAATTTATTGGTTTAAAATAAGGTTGTTGTGCTACCCATTGATTAGAAGGACTAAAATAGCTATCAGCATATGTCCATAAATCAGGATATGTTGGGTAAAAAGTTTGTCTAGGATCTCCTATATATTCTCCTATGTCAAAATACCCTAAAGCACTCTTAATACGATTGTCTGTTTGAGTTTGGGGTGAAAAAGCAACCTCTAAAGAACTAATATCAGGAGATACACTAGCAGTGGATGGAGGGACTTGTTCTATACCTCTAAAAGGAGATAAAGTATTAGCTTCTTGAGTATATTGAGCATTGATGTCAGGTAAAGAAGCAGACATAGCACTTGATGAAAGGATTAAAATCCTATCATTTATAATATCTCGTATTCCAGTTCGAGGAATAGTATTAGTATAGTTTCCTCCTAATTCATTTACATCTAATGTGGTAGTAACAGGTAAACCATACATACTAATAATATTTTGTAAGCCGGCTACTGTTCCTTTAGACTTTAATAAATAAGGTAAATTGTGATAAATACGCTTATACATTTCCTTATTAACATCATCTAAAGGAGTATAATATGATTCTCTTGATGCTGTAATATACGTAGCAATTTTTTCTCTATCTGAGCCAGGTGGAAGGGTATCAGAAGGGGTATTAACGGTTTTGGTTCTTAGATAACTCCCAGAATCAAATCCAGTAAATGCATTAAATAAATCACTAGTAGAAAAATTATTTTGGTAAATTTTTAAACCAAATGATCTAATAGCATCTGCTACTAAATCTTTAGAGATACCATATTCTATACGGTTATCCCCACTATATCTATTAGTTACATCTTTATAATATACCCAAATGTTATCATAGTATTGACCAATCATATCAATAAACACTTTATAAGGTTCATTTTGAGGATCATCTCTTAAATATGAAGGTATAGTGTTTATTAAATAGTCCTGGTTGTTTTGGTCGTAGTTTAAAGCAGTGCTTAATAAACTTTCATACCAAGTAGTAACAGAAGCATCACTGCTAGTTACTAGGGTGTATGGAGGAGTAACAGTACTTTTAGGATAAGTGATTGAACCTGTTTCAAAATACAAATAATATTCAAATCCATCAAAATTTTTAATTATATCTGTAATTTTATTGCTGAAGTATAAGGCACTAGAAGTTATAGATGTGTTTGTGGTTTCATTAATGATGGTTAAGCTTGAATTGTATTGTTCAATAAGTTGAACTTTATAGAAAAAATTTCCAATTCTTGATACTGCAGAAGAAAAATGCACAAAGCTGGAAAAATCAGAGTAATCAATTCCTATTTCTATGCTTTTTTCAGCTAAATATGAAAGAATTTGATCGTATGAGGATACAAGTCCTGTTGTTAATAACTGTTCATAATTGATATAATTGGTTGAATTATTAATTCTATCCTTTAAAGGAAGATTTAAATTTGGGCCTTTAAGTGTAGGATCAGTTAATGTAGGAGTAACAGGTAAAAATTCAAATTCAACATTAAATGCTAATGAATCTGCAACTTTAGTAACAATCCATAATGTATCTTTTAAATCAAATTGAGGAGGTAAAGGTTCATATAAGTTAATTAGTACCTCATATTGTGTACTCGTTTTATCAAGTAAAATATTATTAGCTATAACTAACTCATTATCTCCAAAATTTAAATAAAAATCCTGGAAGTATGATAGTTCATTTGATTGTCTTTTAAATTGATTTATTAGATCTTCAATTTCAAAATTTGTTAAGATATTTGAAGCTAATCTTACTTCTGTTCTATCTGGGGATATGCTTTTTAGGTAATAATTTTGGCCTTCAAAAGATGAACCAAGTTCATTGCTAAAAAAGTTATATATAGTATTGTAGGATCCCTGGAAAAAACCAGCATCAAGTAGATTTTTTTCAGGATCTAGATCAATTTCATATGTTGTAGAGAAACCCGAAGCTCCATTAATAGTATTAGCTATAACTTGATAACCTGTAAAGTTATGATCAGTAAGAGTATAAGATCTATCTAAAGATTGAATAGTATATTCTACATAGTGTATTGAAGGATTAAATGTAGAAGGAGAAAATTCAGTAGAAAGCAAGCCTAAGTCCTGGGGGGAGTAGGATTGGATTTCTAGGTTATTGGGGTCTAAAGGGGTTATTTCTGCTGCCATTATGAATTAATGTTGGGTTGATTGGTGCTTGGTGAGGCTTGTAAAGAAATTAATTGTTGGTTGGCGGCAAGTAGATCTTGTCTTAGGGTAGTTATTTCGTCTAATAAAAGTTGAATTTCTTCATTAGTTTGTTCAAAACCAATATAGTCACCACTAGTTTTAACTAGATATTCATGTGAATTAGTATTCCCATTAGTAGGAATATCATAAAACAAAGTATTATATAACTCAAAAAACTCTCCTACAGTTATAGTATCTGCTAAAGGGGGTGGCGGTACTGATACTTGTGAAAAAGAAGTATCAATAGTGTTTTCATAGTTTTGTTTAGTAAAAACTGTTTTATTTAACGGATAATTAGCCATTAACTACTTTAAAATAATAATTATTATCAAAAATTATTGTTGAACCATTTATAATACTTTTAATAAGTATCTTATAATACCTTTCAGGTTCTAAGCCATTCATGTAAAGTGTAAAATAACTGCCTTGTTCATCAACACTTAATTGAGTATATTGGTCATCGAAATCTACAACAACTTCATTAGTATCCAAGTCTTTTATTGAAAAATATGAAGAAGTAGGTAAATAATAATTTTGTGTGTAATATGAAGAAGTTTGAAAAGTTCTTGGTGGGTAAGTTGGTCTACTATTAACCCTAAATATATTTACACTTTCAGGATAAAAAACACCGATATTGTCATCAACAGATACCGTAGCAGTTGTTGTAGACAATTCATTAATGGTAGAAGAACCAGTATTAAACGTATAATCTCTCCATCTAAATTCTAGTTGTGGAGGGTATATAGTATGAGTATCTGAGGAAAAGAATTGAATTTTAGATTGATAATCTTCATTATTAATGAATTCAATAGCTTGTTTAGCTATAATTCCATTATTATCTATAGTACCACTATACCATGCTTTAACCATATTAGTAACATTAGTATCAATGTCACCTGAGTCTTTATAAGTAAAGCTTTGAGTTGAATAGATAGGTAAAGTAGTAGAATTTGATGAACTTATATACCAAGTACCTCCTCCAATCTCATTCCCGTATGATGCTGTTACGAAAGCTGGGAAGCCGCTAGTGGCCCAAGCGTTACTCCCAGAGTATGATCTCCAAGTCCAACTAACTCCATTTTCAATTTCAGGACTATAATTGTATTTTCCGGTACCCATATTCCATGTAGTAGAGACAGGGTAAAATTCTAATGTTGTAGTAGTTGATAAACCTTCTAAATTAGCAGCAAATCCTCTAAAATTAGCTTGCCATTGAGATCCACTAATTTTATTATTAATAAGATCCGTGATTTCATTAGAATCAAATTGAATTAAAAATCTACTAGCTTGGGGGTAAGAAGATAAATTATTTACTAAAGTAGTAGTTTCTATTACTTCATCTAGCCCTGTATTTTTGTTAGGGTAAAGTGAATAAATAGTAGCATCTTTAACAGGAAATAGTTTATAAACAGCCATTTTTTATTATAAATATAAGAATTACAAAGATACTATACGTCCTTTAATATCAGAATCAGGGTACTTAACCTCAAAAATCATCGGATCTAATGAAGGATAAATTGTATTATTTTGAGTTGCACCGGCAATGTCATAGGCAAATGGAGAGTATCCTAAAGTAATGCCTACTTTATTGGTTATATTAATAGTTTTAATAGTTTGAACACCCTCAATTTTATCAAGCAATATGTATAAGTCTCTTAATATAATAGGTTCATTCATTTGCCATTTATCAATTTCAAAATAACTTTTTAAAACATTAATGCAATTAATTAATACTTCACTGTTATTATATTCTGGGAAGACTATAAGATCGAATTCTATTCCAATGTTAATGACATATCCATCTCTAATTCGAATAGTGTCATTAATCATTCTGTACTGGGATAGGTAGGTTTTAAGATTTTGTTTTAATGCTTCGGAAGCTAATTTAAGCTTTTTGTTAGCATCGTATGACAAAATATATAAATCTAATGTAGAAGGAGCTTCCCCAGGAAGAATATTTTCTAATTTTTCAGGTTCAAGATATATTTTAGCTATTGAACCATATTGTGAGGGTAAACTTAAAGCTCTAACTAAATAATCATCTTGAGTTACTGTTCTTAATTGGGTACCAAATGCTGCTAGAGAATTAAATCTTAATTCATCAGTAGTATCTCCATCTTTACCTCCAGTAGCTGCTAAAGGGTTAGTAATTGCTACTGAGCCGAGAACTCTGGATTGTAGGGTAGGATCTAGACCTGCAGCAGCAATGGTAACATTAGTAGTATCAACAATTGAAGTAATTGAATTAGCAGGCACATTAGCCGCTATTCCTCCCCCAGTTAAATATCTTACTGTTAAAGTTGTATTATTCGGAGCAATACCATAAGTGCCTGTATATAAAAAATTGGCAGGATCATAAGCTGTGAATAGACGTTGGTCAATTGGGATGGTAAGATTTAATCCTATAAGATTTGGGGAAGGAGTAATAGTAGTATCAAAATTAGAAGTATTAGTTCCTGCACCAAATTGAATTTGAAGAGTTGTAGGGGAAGTAAATCTTGAAACAAACCTTCTTGAGACTTTTAATAGTTGTAACAAATATGGTACTTCACCTAAATCATTAGGATTAGTATTAGTTATTGTGTCATATATAGTTTCTTGGGCTAGATATGGCACTTCATACCATTCATTACCATCACTGTCTATTATGTCTAATACTTGGATTATATTAGCATCATTAATTTCTATAGTTTGAAAACGCTCAGGAGATCCAAATGAAAAATCAACAGAAGTTACATTAGCTGAAATAGCATTTCGAGTTTTTTTAAGTAAGAAGAAATCAGGAACATCCCCAACGGTACTGTAAATTGTGATTTGAGTAGGGTCAGCTGAACTAGAAAAAGCAAAATCTACAGGATCTTGCATAACAAAGCCCGTAGCGCCATTTAAATTAGAGGCTAGGGTAGTATTAGCTGCTATTTGTATAGTATAATCAAAATCAGGAACCCAAGTACTATCTGCAACATTTAGTTTAGCAGGGACCTGTTGGTAAATATCAACAGCAGCTAATGCTACACCAGTTACTTTAGGTCTATAGCCTAGCATGTAGGCTAAAGTATATAAATTATTTTGTTGTCTTGCAAATTGAACAAAATTTTCTTGAATTTGATTATCAAGATAAAATGACATTACATCACCAACATAAGCGGACATTTCCAAAAACAACATTCCTGGGGATGAAGGTGAGAAGTCATTGTATGTTGATGGAAAATATGTTTTAGTGTATTCAATAAGGGCATTCCTTAATTCACCAAAATCTTTATTTATATATTTTATATCTTTATTTTCAGTTGCCATTATAATGTAATTTGAAGATTTTCAGGAGCATTTCCTAAATATGAATAATTTATAGATAATTGTATAGCATTTTCATCATATATTGGAGTTAAAGATACTCCATTTATCCTAACTGCAGGGAAGTTTGATGAAAGATCATTACTTATTTTAATTTCTAAGCCTTTTAGATACTCATCAGTTATATTTTCAAATAATTGATTTTGTAGATTAGAACCAAATCCAGGGTTAAGAACTCGTTCATCTTTATTAGTTAATAAAAAATTAATCATGTTTGATTTAACCTGATCAATTGTTGTATATGTTGAGGTAAATACTGAGGTTCCTGTGGTTAATGATGGGTTAAATCCAGAACCCGTATATAATGGGGTGCCAGTATTAGTAGCACCCCCATTAAAAGGAATAGATATCCCAACCGCAACTCGCTGATTGAGATCTAAAGGATTTTGGTTTGCTATTCTGATTGCCATTATTTAGTCATTAATCCCATTATTTGATCTAAACTTACTTCACCACCAGGCAAACTTGAACCTTCACCTACTGTACTAACAGGAGGTGGGGTATAAGTGGGTTGGGCATGTGATGAGTTAGCTGTTATAGTAGCATCAAATTCACCACCAATCATACTACGTAAATTACGTTTAATATCTGGGTTGATGTTAGTATGTGTGGGTTTTGTGGTGTAAGGGATAGGATTAGCGTTTTCATTAACTACAGTTTTAGGAGAACGTACTGCTTCAAGTAAAATATCTTTAATTTCTTCTTGAATTGCTTCACGAACTGCTTCTTTAATTAACTTTTTTAATATATCTGTTTTCATAGTTATAAATATTTGATTATTCAGCTGTTAATTGAGGATTTGAATCTATAATAAACTTTAATTGGTCCAAAAGTACTTGTGGGTCTGATGCAAATGAGGAATCGGTTTTTAGTACAGGTACTCCTTGTCTATTAACTGCTTGGGCAAAACGTCTCGGGTAAGAAGTATTAGAAGTAGTATCTAATTTTAATTCTAAAGTAAATCCTTTATAAATATTATTTTGTTGTTGGGTAGCTTGTATTACATCACTGTTGCTTAACCCAGTTGATTCATTAATAAAACTATCTAATTCAGTATTAATTTCTTCAAAAGGTATAGCAATCTTAACATCCCCAGCATCAACAGGTAAAGGTTCATTAGGTGGAGTATTATAATTAGGATCTTCAGCACATTGAAGCATAAGTGCATCTAAAGATCTTAGTATAACTAAAATTACTCCAAGTAATGTTCCTATAGTAGCTAAAGCTACAGTTGCAACATTAAGTACAACATTAAACTTTTTAGCAGTCTCTTCAAGTTTAGCCAAACCTACAGGTACTCCAGGAGGAGCAGGGAGGGGTACAAATGTTGCTGCTAAAATACCAATACGTATGGCTGTAACTGCGGTATTAAGTCCTAGGGTAATTTTAGATAAAGTTGTTACTGTTTTATAAATAGCATTGATTTGTCTTACTAATTTATTACGTTTTTCTATAAGTCGTAACAATTCAGCTCTATTAGGACAAGAAGCTAAATCTTTTATCGTGTTTAAGGGTAACTTAGCTAAAACAGCTTGTAGTGCTGCTGCTCCAAAAGGTAGTAATAATGCTATTAAAAAAGGAATAATTTTTCTTCTAATTTTATCCTTTTGAGAATTAAAAATATTAACTAACCTTGCTTGAGGTGAAAGTTGTGATTTTAATATTCTATCTGAAGTTTTATTATTCTCAGTTTTTAATTCATCATTAAGTTGAGAATTAGCAGTAATAGTAGGATCAGGCTCCTCAGACATAGTCTTACGAGGCACTTCTGTTACTGTATTAGAAGCGGGTGGGTTAACTATAGGTATTCTACTTACTTGAGCATCTGTAGGGAAATACTGTGATGCTTGGGCTTCGGGGGTAAGTTGTAAGATTACTCTTTTAGAATAATCTTCGTCTGGTATGGTGGTAAAGTCTGCAGGTGAAAAGCGTGCATAAGATTCAAAGGGTTGATTGTAAGGGGGTTGGGTTAAATATGTTTCCAACTCATAATAACCAATTTTTACTGTAGGAGATGATTCTGCAGTAGTAGTGGGAGAATTTTGTTGGGTAAATACTCTCCCAGACTCAAGTACTGTAGATCCGTAATAACTAGCTAGTAAATCTTTGTAGGTACCTAAAACTGTATTGGCTAATATGTCAAAAGTAGCTGTAAATGAAGGGACACCTTTGATGGGGGTACTGCTTATGTTAGGGTCAGATGGGGTTAAAACTGCTGTTTTTTGTGGGCCAGATATTTCAAATGTAATTACTGCTCCATCGGGGGCTGTGGTTCCATCTTCTTTTTTTCTATAAACAACATATGTAGGTGTTGTTGGGGCTTGGGTTGGAGTATTGCCCTCTATAAGATTATCTTCTGTTAAATAAAGAGCAGTAACAATATATTCAAGAGGATCATCTGTATTGATTAATATATTACCATTTATGTCAGAATGTCCAACTAATGTAAGTACTCCATTATAATCATCAGTAGAAGTACTAAAAACTGTAGCTCCAGCTAGAGGGCCTTCACCATACCTATCAGGAGCATTAAGTTGAAAATATACATTTAGTATTTTATTAGGCATAATCTAAAATTAATTAGGACATAATTTATATTTAAATACTGAGGGTTCTATTAAATTTCCTGCTTGGTAATGTATATAAAATGTTCCAAAATCAGGGATATCAGAGATATCATAAATCCTAGGACCTCGGACAATTTTATAGCTGTAGTATTTGTTTGTTGTTTTTCCATCATCACCAGCAAATGGGAAACGGTAGAGGTTAGGGTCGTCAAACATTATGTTTATATTCTCTTTAGCATTTTTTGGGTCGACAGTATATACTTTACGATTCTGGTCATAACGGGCTTTATTCCAATTATAAATTTCCCTACCTATAAGACCAGGTTTAGTAGGATCTGTAGTTCCATCGTTTTGTACAAACCAATCTGCTAATAGACTATTATATACATCTTTACCAGCAACTAATGTTCTATAAGACTTATCCCCTATGGTTCCATCAGTTTGACCAGGAAATGGGGGATTGGGGAATCGACCTAGTTTTAAATATGCCATAAATCCCCAAGAAAGAAGACTTCCACCAACTTCATCTTGGTGAAAAACACTGTCAAATGTTGCACTTTTAAATCCCTCTGTAATGCTAAATCCAAATCTATCAGCAAAATTTAAAGCATATAATTCAATCTTTTTTGTTCCAGGGGGTTTGGTAAACCCAAGTGAACCATATTGAGAGCCATCAAAAGGTATTTCTGCGCATGGTGGGCCAGTAAGTAATGCTTGTACTTGTACATACTGGTAGGGTAGGTAAGGTTCAATTGCTTTACTATATTCTGGGGTGCCTCTTTTTGGGAAAGGATTAGGTTTTGGATACTCCTTGGGATCTGGTTCTCCAACTAGTATGGCTTTTTTAACGTCGGGAGCAGGGGTACCCTTATCTGTAAAGTATTTTTTTATATATTTTATTAAATTATCTGCTCTTCTGATGGATAAAACTTCTCGGTTTAAACTTTTTTCATAGTCAGGGTTAGCAGTACCATTAGATGAAGAAGGCTCTAAATCAGTATTACTAAGTGTAGACTCAGAAGCTACAATTTTGATCTGGGCGTAATTTTCTGTTTGGCCTGTTTTTTTCTCTTTTTCATAGAAATTAACAAACTCTAATGCACTTGCTAAATTATAATCTAAAAGACTTTGATCATATGAACTTAGTGATGTAATCAAGTACTTTCCAGCATCAAATCCCCCAGCAAAATTAAGAGTACCTCCCCTGTACTTATCAACAGCCGGAGGAGGAAATTGGAATGTATCAGAAATTTTAGGATTTTTAATGGTAAAAGAACTATAACCCTTTTTTACAAATGTTATTGTTACTTGTGAAGAATCAATCCCATTAGGTAGACTAGCATTCCATGTACCATCTTTTGCAGTTTTAGTGGGTTGTAAAATACTTTGACCAGAAGAATCAGTATACCTGATTTTAACGTCTACTCCTTCTAAAGGTGCTCCTGTGCTTGAGCGTACTATTCCATTGTATTTATTACTTCCAGGATCATTAGCCATAATTAAGAAATTTTAACATTTTTAGATAACAATTTTTTATCTTGAACAAAATTAGCAATTGATATTGATATATCCTCTGCATCACTAGAAACAGCATTTAATGATGCTATAGGTGCTCCAAATGAATCAGCAGCATTTTTAAAAGCTATATTCAAAGTATCCATAAAAGTAGATAATTCTTTTAATAAAAGATTTAAATTATCTCCTAATACTGGTGGTTGGATATTAACACCTTCTGTTCCACTTATAATACCTAAACGTACTAGAGGAGATGCTAAAACAATTTGAGTACCACCATCTATATTAACAGTAGTGTCTGAGGATAAATGTATAGATTTTTCAGAACTTAATATAATGCTGTCTTTAGTAGCATTAAATACTAATCGTCCTGAGTTTAGAATTATTTGGTTTTTTGAGTATGCATTAACATCATCAGGAATATCTGTAGGTGATAGTTTATCATATGAATCAACTAAATTACTTGCTAAAGTAAATCTACTGATTTGTTGAGTAGAAGTTAAGTAAATAGATGACATGTCATTATTTACATTCTCAGTGGTTGGGACCCAAGGGTCTGTAGGTAAGGGGCCTTGTCCGTTTCTGATAATAGTAATAGGATCTCCATCCTTACCTGTACCATTAGACCAATTATTTTTAAGGGCAGCAGTATTGACTGTAGAGCCTAGTCTAATGGAGTTTCCAAATCTACCTTCATATATAGTATCCCCCTCATATGGTAAAAGGGGGTGAATGTTATTTATATTTGATTCTTTAAATGTCCTCCCTAAATTTATTTCAGTAGATTGATCCCCTATCCTTCGCACAGCACCAGCTTCTATTTGTTGATAGTCTCTTCGTTGTTCAGGAGGTAAAGTATTATTTTCAGGAATAGCATTATGAATTTGGCTATTCCAAATATTAATAGGAGGTAGATAATATGGGGATACTGAGGTAGTATTAGTAGTAATATTAGTATTGGGGAGATATATTATAGGTACTAATTCATTAAGTAAAGGATAATATTTAAGATTAGGAAAAAGAGGATAAGCTGGTATCCAATTGTTAGGAGAGGAGTTATTAAGGGTAGGGTTTTTAGTAGAATCTATAAAAATAACACCTATTCCATTCCATTCTCCGTATTTTTTAAAATCTCTATGAGTATTATCTAAAATAATATCTTTTACTCTATACGCAAGTATAGTAGAAGTAGTAGACATACCCGAAGTTGAAGCAGCAGCTGCATATTGGGTGTTATTTTGTTTGTTACCATACGAAACTGTAGGCATTAATTACCTCCTTCTTTAAATTTATCTATTTCAGCTAATAATTGAGCTTTTTCTTCTTCAGAAATACCAAAACCGCCTTCGGCGGTTCCGTTATTACTCATAATGCGTTGAATAATAGTAGCCATTTTAATTAATTGTTCATCATTTTTAACACTTATTTCTAAGTATTCTTTAATTAAAGGAACAATTAAAGTAGCATCTCCTATTTCGTTTACTAATGGTTTAAGTTCTGATATAAGAGCAGAGATTTGTTTATCTTTTTTCTTTTGATTATTGTATATCTCCTCTAATATGTCAGAAAATTTTTTACCACCAAATACAACATTGTCTAAACCATTCATGATACGTGTTTAATAATAAATATAATTATGGGAAATTTGTATACCCATT